ACTAGTATTTTACGCGATGAAATCTTAGGAAATGATTGGGCACTCCGTCCGGAGAATGTAGTTGCTACACAGGGAATAGATACAAGTAGATTTGCTCATTAAATACATCCATAACAAAAAATTGAATAAACACAATAACAATTAATCCGCAGGAAACTATTGACAATGTCTACTGGACTACATGAAATTACCAATCCCCATCTAGATTATTCTCATGTATATCAACATAGGCATATTTCAAAATCAACTATGATATCAATAAGATTTATGAGACTAGACCGTAAACACATTGATATTTCTATTTCTAATCAGTCATCTCTTTATGACCTATATACTATGATAAAACTACAATGTTACAAAGATGTATACAAAGCAAGAGAATCCGGACCTATGTTTCCATTTTATTCAAAGAGGGATTATATCCCACCAGATTCGTCCAGTCAACTTTATTGCATTATTCGCGACCTCATTGTAGTAAATGAAAAAACCCAGTTTTTAAAAATTCCCATTGACCCTAAGAATTCTCTAGAGAGTTTTATGGTAAAAAACCCCGGATTCTTTATAACCAAGCAAAACAAATACATTATTTATGTTATAGATGAGAAAACTATACAAGAACATCAAAAACCAACACCACAGCAGCCGTCATTTATAGAAACCATTAAATCTACATTAAAAAAATATACCATTTGTAAAATATAAATTACATAGTTTTTGTTAAATAGTTAATAAAAAACAAAGAAAAGAAATCGGGAAAGTTTTTGAAAATGGACATTTATTTTTGTCCATTTTCTCTTTTTCGGAAATAAAATTTATCAAGGGTACTAAAAATATCCTTTTTTGCTGTATTGTGCAGTAAATACCAAAATAATCATTCAAAAATGCACTGCATAAGGTTTTAAAGAGTTTTGCGGAAAATGTTTAGGCGAAAAAATGTGTCAGTATTTTATACTTACATTGATGACTGACGCTCTGAAACCACCGATTTCGCCCAAATTTTTTTGTGAAAAGTGTGACATAGGATGCAGCAAACAGAGTGAATGGACCCGTCATCAGACCACTCGCAAACACCAAATTAACGTCGGATACTTACAAAAAGCGCCCTCCTATACATGCCACTGTGGTAAATCATACAAGCATCGCCAAAGTTTATTTACACATAAACAAAAATGTGATGGTCCAATTTTAGTAGAAGAAGAAAACGTAGAGAAATATGAAAATCTTGAAAAGGTTGAAAAAACCTCTATTACGAATGATATGATTTTAACATTGATAGAGCAGAATAAAGAATTACAGAAACAATTAATAGAGATGTCAAAACAGACCAATGTAGTGAACAATAATAATACAACTACGAACAACACGATGAATAATCAATTTAATTTAAATGTATTTTTAAATGAAGATTGCAAAGACGCTCTCAATATAGCGGATTTTATTAACTCTTTAAAACTAAGTGTAAATGATTTAGAACAAACCGGGAAACTAGGATTTACACAAGGAATCACCAGAATCTTTGTACAAGCTCTGAAACAATTAGATGTTAATATGAGACCATTACATTGTACAGATATCAAGAGAGAAACCGTATACATTAAGGACCAGGATACGTGGGAAAAGGAAGACGCTGAAAAGACCAAACTTAGAAACGTAGTAAAACAATTAGCAAGAAAGAATTTAAAAATACTACCAGAATGGCAAGCAGAGAATCCTGAATTTCGTTATTTAGATACACCAGAAAATAAACAATTCATGCAAATATCATTAAGTTCTCTTGGTTCTGAATTTGATGATGAACAAGAAAAAATGGATGAAAAGATAATACGGAATGTTTTGAAAGAAGTAGTTTTGGACAAGAAAGTAATTAAATACGAACCAATAATTTAATTATATTTATGGATAATAGTAAAAATATAATTATATTTGTTCATACATGTACTGCCCTATATGAAGAACGGGCAAAGGTTTTACAAGAAACATGGACAAATGGTCACGCCAATGTTATATTTATAACGGATGACCCGAATCCAAAAGAAGAGAACTTTTTTTATTTGGGACCATACAGACGCGGTTTTGACCCGACCATTATCCAAAAAATATTTGAACTGTATTTGGAGAAATACTCAGATTATGGATGGTTCATGATAATGGATGATGATGCTTATTTATTTATTGACAAGTTACGGGATTATTTGGAATATTTTGACGAAAAGGATTGTTATATGATAGGTGATGCTTTAAATTGGATACCATTTGTCAATGAATTACCCGAAATAGCATTTCAAAAAAAATTAGACTATAATGCTTGGTTTTCTGGTGGACCTGGAATAGTGTTTTCAAAATCTGGTGTGGAAGAATATTTGAAAATGATTTACTTATCAGCAAAGCATGGTCTAGTTGAAGATATGAAATATGGATATGATTTATGGTTTGCTTATTTATTTTATTTTGCTAGTGACCAAAAAGCAGTGAAACGTATACATTGTCCAGGCTTTCATCAATATGGAGATACGGAGATAATTGCCAAATATCCTCGTGACAGTAAACTGTTAATATCAATTCATTTTAATAAAAAAATGAAGGAATTAAAAGATTTTCATTTAGCGGTAGATACTTATTGAAAACGACATACTGTTAATAAATAATATATTTATTTTATTATTATTTTTGTAAATATTAACTATAATTAGTTACATATTGGCCTGCAGTAATACTTTTAAATCCTCCGTTTGAATCTAGTATTATTACATAAGATCTATTCGCATCTAATGCAGTAAATCCACCAAATGCTGTAGATATTGTTGCTCCACTCACACCATTTGTCATACCCCAAACTCCTGTAGAAACAGTATATGATGTTGGTTCAGTAACAAATTCTATATAAATATCATCTGATGCATTTACTTGTTTAAAAAATGTTATTTCATAAATTGCAGGTGTACCAGCATCGCCAACAGGACCACCTTCTAATCTTACTCTAATATAATTTGTTCCTGATATTGAGTATACTTTGGTGTATTGTCGGTCACCAGAACCAAGATGTAAATATGGTTGTCCTGCAGGAAATGGTGTAGTTAAACTAAGAGATCTATAAGCATTAGATAATGATGTTCCATATCCTATATAAAAATTACTTCCAATTGCAAGAGTAGTAGTAGAAACACCATACATTTTTACACTGAATGGTGTTACTACGCCGATCGACTCATCATCAAAAGGACCACCAACGCGTCTCTCTGTCATACCAGCTGTTCCTACTAATTGTTTTGTTCCAGACACAACTGTATAAGGTGCTGCAATTGTTACGCTGGTAGATGCAGCCGATGCGGGTCCTGTCCCTGCACTTGTTGTTGCAGTAACTGTAAATGTATATGGAGTACCCCTAGCTAATCCAGAAACAGTTATAGGAGAAACTGAATTATAACCTGTAAATCCTCCAGGACTACTTGTTGCTGTAAAAGTAGTAATTGATAAAGCATTTCCTCCAACATTGGATGTGAATGTTACTGATGCACCAGTGAACCCGGATACAGTTGCTGTTCCGATTGTGGGCGCAGGAGGTAAAGTTGTAAAAGAAGTAGCATAAGTAATGGTGGAATTAGTGGAATTAGCTGTAGCATAAACACCAAGTGTGTATGAAGTATTTTCGGTTAAAGAAGTAACTGCAAAAGGACTGGATGTTGAAGCAGTGGAACCGCCACCATATAAATTGTATACTAAAGGATACGCTGTTCCATTAGTTGCAGTAAAATTAATAGTAGCTCCAGTACTAGTAATGGAAGAAGTAGAAGTAGATACTGGTGCGGCAGGAAGTGTTATAATTGAAGTACTAGCAGTCGGTCCAGTAGACGCTTTATCAGAAAAAATTCCAAAAATAGTACTAACATATGAAGTATTACCTGCCAATCCAGTAAAATTAATTGTAGTAGTAGAACTAGATAAAATAATATTTCCAGGTTGAGTAACAGCAACCCAATAACTAGGAGTAGACATTATACATTAATAAATCATTTTTATCTAAATGATTCCACTAATAATTTATAAAAAAATTATCTTTTTTTATCAATCTTTTTAATTTCTTACATAGAAGTCTCTGAAACGGTAGGGGCCTTAACGTCCTTACGAGGGCGATTTCCCTGAGGACGACGCCTGCGAACAGTAGTATACTCAGAATCGGGAGCAGCTACCTTTCCCTCTTGGCCAGAAGTCTTATAACGACGCTGGGGACGAGGGGCAGAGGCATCAACATCATCACTCACAGGTCTTGAATTACGACGAGTCTCACACATCAAAGCTCCACCCTTAACTCCTGAGATATCAGTAGCCTGGTACTCGTGGGTATCAGTATTAGACTTAACAAGGTTAAACTCAACATACTCACCCTGTACCAGATACTTATACTGGGAATTAGTAACACGGATAGCGGAGTAGTGAATAAAAATATCCTTTCCTGAATACTCACCATCATTAACCGTAATGAAACCGTAACCCGCCTTATTATTAAACCACTTAACCTGTCCTAAAAGTCTCTCGGGTTGGGGAACACTCGTACTGTCTTGCTCAGAAGTCATTCTAACTGATATAATATATATTAGATATTGCTTTTATATTTGTTTGGGTAAATAATTTATTTTTATAATATATAATGATAACAGTCCCATCTACGTATCATAAAGCCACATCTATCTTTCTTTTATTTTTATCTTTATTTATTTCTATGGTTTTAGGAGTAAGGTAAAGAGACGATTATTGTATATATTTATATATTTATAATTATATACTACTAAGATAATGGATAAAAGTAAAACTGATGCTGCAACAAAAATCCAAAAAATTTTTAGAAGGAGATTATTATTAAAAACGTTAAAAAAAACCCCAGATGTTTGTTTAACTGAGCCAATAATCATGGGTAATGAAAACATATCTATGTTTTTAAAAAAGGGGCGAAAAGAAATACCGCTGTTTAACATTTTTAATTTCAGTCCCAACGAGCATGGTATTAAACATTCAGATTTTTTTTCAGATTTTCATGAAATTATCTCTAGAAGAGATTATGTTTTTGGTTTATCAGATTTTTATGTTCACAAACCAAATGCGGATGAAATAGAGATTTCTATTAAGATGACATTTTCTATTTTTACAAAAAAAGCAGGATTTGATATGAATGAACATTTACCATTATTAAATGAACATGTATTTCCATATATATTATTTATATTTGCAAACAATACCGTTGATTTGGATGAAATGAATGAAGATGGAGAAAGAAAAATTTATAATATAGAAATTCAAAATCCTACTTCTCATGGTGAAAATGCATCTGGTGCTCATAAAGATGATACCGTATGTACATGTTTAACATACGTTGATTCTCCAGTTAGTACTGAATTGGCATTTGATATAGAAGGACTAGATTTAGAGTGGTTAACATGTTCTCCCATATTCCGTTTTGATACTTCTGACAAATTATATACATTATGTTTCAATGATAGATTAATGGTCCATACTGTTCCCATTTTTGAAGAAGAAGGTAAAGATGTATCTGAATTACAATTTTTTGTGGAAGGACATACAGTATCTGAGGAAAATGGTATCATTAAACATGGAGACCCTAATAATCCGGAGTATGTTTTTATAAAACCAAAGAATAGGAAAAAAATAGCCAGACCAGAAGTAAGGAAAGTAATGGGATGTTTTATAAAAAATGATTCGGCTGTACCAGATGATGCATTTACAGTAAGATTTCCTATTTCAAAATTATTAGATTATAAGATGTCCTATGAAAAAGAAAAATTACCGTTATCAGAAAAACAGGTTGATGAAATAATAGAGAACGCAATGCTAGGTACAGTTAAAATGGTCGGAGGAAAATCAAAAAAAAAAATAAAGAAAAAAGCGCGAAAAAAAACCCTACGTAAAAGAAAATAATTTCTTTAATTCTTCATAATTAGGTTCACTATCATAATTTAAACCATAACAATAGTTTAAATAACTCTGAATTTTATTATTAATCTTTTCACAAATACTAGACAGGTTCTCTATTTCTTTTAATTTTTTACGAGTTTGATTTTTACAATGAAGAATATGATTTTCCGTAAATTCATTAATTTGACTTATAGGAAGATTTTCCCAAGGAAGTTCTCTATAAGATAAAAATAAATAAATATATCCAAGAGATATTAAATCATCCCTACGGCTTGGTGTATTACCATTATGTAGATTATAACTTATGTATTTTGGCGTACCCAATATACTCGTACAATATAAATCGGATTGATGTTCACCGTTTTTATCAATGTAAAAGGTGGCCAACCCAAAATCAATCAA